CTAACATGTTGCGAGGGCATCACCAGTATAACTATGTTCCAACAAGTGCTGAATATCATGAGATAGCCAACCCGATCATTTCCCCGATCAAAGGAGTCAACATGCGTCTGCCCAAGACCATGGTTCAAACACAAGTCCGAGCTGCACAACTTGGACCTCTCCTTCGGAATCTACACCCCGTAGTTCCTGACAATGGTTGGTACAATACTGTCGCCGCTTTCCGTAAGCGTTGTAATTACTACAATGCTTCTAGGGCGACTCCAAAAATTATCTCAAATAGTCTGGGGTTTATCAAGCAGTTGGTTCCTGCCCAGCTAGAAAGCTTTGAATGGACCGAAAATCTTTATCGTGAATGGCTCTCCAAGTTTGGTTTCGAAAAACAGGAGAGAATGGAGGCTGCACTACACCGGTTGTGTGCAGCTAACATCAAGGACTATTCACGTAAGGATATTTTCGTGAAAGTAGAAGCTCTTTTAGTGACCCATAAACCTAATTGGGCGCCAAGTGTCATTTTCAAAGGCACGGACCTTTACAATGTTATTTCTGGGCCCATTTTTAATGAGCTCATGAGAAGGTTCGATGCTTGTCTTGAAGGAATGACTGGCGACTATAGGTTCAGGACCAGCTACAAGAAAACCCCTCTTGACTATACTAGTCACTTGGAAAAGAGGAAAGATGATGAATATTGGCTCGAGGCGGATTTTTCATCCAACGATAAGTTCCAATGCAGTGACGTCATGCTGCTAGAAGTGGCTTTCATGAGAACGTTGGGATGCCCTGAGTGGTTTGTTCGCCTTCACCTGAAGACGAACAAATTCACAGTTAAGTCAAATAAACATGGCATTTCAGCGCCTCTTGAAAATCAACTTCCGACTGGCGCCACTGACACGACATTTCGGAATACGTTCTGGAATGGTTGCATTCTTTGGACCTTCTTGAAGGTTGCTAAAATTCGCTCTTGTCGAGCAATGATCCTGGGTGATGACATGCTTGCTATTGTGCGCGGAGTTTGTAAGTACGCAGTCAAAACATACTCTTCCATCGCCGCTGAGGCGTTGATGGAAGCTCAGGTGCTTAGACATAACGGGCTTTGGGAGGCTACCTTCCTTAGCAAGTTTTTCGTTCCATCTACCGGTGACCGGCACCTCACGGTCCCCATTCTTGGGAAGGCCCTCGGTAGATTTAACATGCGTGCTAACAATAACCAAGCAGTTTCTGACAATGCCTATATGGCTGGCAAGGCTATTGGTTATGCCTATGAATTTCGTTTTTATCCAACTATCAGGAACATCTTCCTGGAACGTTTCAAACACGAGTTTGGCTTGTTGCCGCTGGTCGGCGGCAAGCGACAAATGGAAGTCGATATTTCCTGGAATGCAAGAACAGCGGGAGTGACCCTGTCAAATATCACTCGGAAGCTTGTTGAACAACAAGTCATGAGTGATTTTCACTTTCACTGTTTTTGTTGGGAAAGGTATCGCCTTT